TCGACAGCGATACTGCCTTTCATATCATACTTCTTGAGAATAGACTTGATGGTAGGAGCAAGACTCTTTTTCATCTCTTGTGATACGTATGCCATTATGTGGTTCCTCTCTTTCTCTCAACTTTCAAATACAGTATACTAACAATCCTTGGCTTTGTCAAGGGTTTTATTTGATCTATTTGGGAACAACACCTATTCCTGTGAGGAATAAGACTCACGAAGTTGTCGAATATGAGAGTTGCGTATGCGACAGGAGATCCACGTATTGTAGTAGTCATCTCGCAACAGGACGTTACGACTGAACTGTTCGTATGCTTCAAGGTAGGATGCCTCTCCCTTGGAGTGACATAGGTGAAGAATGGTTCGTCGAAAAGTACCTTGTCCATAGTACTCGACGTCTTTCAGTAGTTCTTCTGACGAACCATAGTAATCACGCCAGTCGGATTCGGCGCGGAATCGTTTCTTTTTCTTATTGACCTGACGTGTCTTGCCGAAGGTGAATCCCTTCTTGCCGATATAGGATCGACCGTTCGCCAGGTTTTCTATGATATACACGAACCCCTGATACGGAAAGTCTTTTGAGACAACATCCGCATCGGGTTCGTATGGTTCACCATCATATAACCAGTGTGTCATAAACAGATCCTAGAGTTCATCTAAGATCTATTTATGGTACTAGTTCAGACTGCCTTCTTCTTCGTCATAGAACATCTCGGAGTCGACCGAGTAGTCCTCGATGAGTTGTACGTCGTCGATTGTCTCTTGGCCACAGTGTGGACAAAACCGAGCGTCTGCATCCGCTTCTTCAAATTCGACGTTAAAAGACACGCCACAGGCAAAACACTTATTCATGATGATCTGTTCCCTTCTTTACCGTTTTGAGTATGTATACAAGTCCTGAAAGATACACTATCGCATAGACCGCAACGAATCCAATCAGACTTGTAAGTGCAAGACCGCCCGTGAGTGACGGCGTAAGACCCTGAGTATGTGTCATCATTCCGTATACGAGCCACGGCGATCGACCCATCTCGGTCACAAACCATCCGGCGACCACCGCAACGAACGGTGCCGGAATCATGATCGTCATAAAGTAGTGAAAAGGATTCGGTGTATATAACCAACCGATGCATCTTGACAGTAGACCAAGAAGACCCGCCAGAACCATCAGCATACCAATTCCGACCATGACTCGAAACGACCAGAAGACTGCTGCGACCGGTGGTTGTTCATCGATCGGTACTACATCAAGTCCCGGTACAACACCACTTGCATCATGTTTCAGAATAATCGAGGCAAGATTTGGAATACCGACCTCAAGAGAGTTCGACTGCGTCTCGTTACTCGGCAGAGCAAAGAGTAACAACGGTACATTACTCGACGTCTCCCAGTTACCCTCCATCGCCGCGACCTTTGCGGGTTGATGTTCCAGAGTGTTCAGACCATGAAAGTCACCCATCACAACCTGTGCTGGCGCAAGAAAGAGAATCAACCATAGACACATCGAGAGTGCCTTACGATGTGCGAGTGTGTCACGTCCACGAATCATAAACCATGACGAGACACCGGCAACAACAAACGCACCAGTCAGAAACGATGCGATACCCATGTGTGCGAATCGATATGGAAAAGATGGATTGAAGATCGCCGCAGACCAATCAACCACATGAAACACACCATCAACAACCTCGACACCTGCCGGTGTATGCATCCATGAGTTGGCCGCCAGAATCCAGAACGATGAGATAAACGTACCGAGTGCGACCATACATGCCGCCAACAGATGTATACCCGACGGTACTCGATCTCGACCGAACAACAACACACCAAGAAATGCCGCCTCAAGAAAGAACGCGGTGATCACTTCGTATGACAGTACCGGCCCCAGAAAGTTTGCGGTCGCATACGCAAAGTTACTCCAGTTGGTTCCGAACTGAAAGGACATGACAATACCAGACACAACACCCATACCGAAAGCGATCGCAAAGATCTTAGTCCAGAACTCTGAGAGTCGCGCATAGATCGGATTTCTTTTCTTGTAGAATAGTCCCTCGAGTAGTGCAACGAACGATGCGATACCGATGGAGAACACCGGAAAGATCGCATGAAACGACACAACAAAGGCGAACTGTATTCTTGACAGTAGTTCGGCATCCATTAAATCAGATCTCCTGATTGATGACGAGTGAAATCATGTTTGCGACATGAACAAATTCTTCTTCGGCATCCCATCCAAGTCCTGTTGTTTCTGCTGCGGTACCGATACGAATGCCTGAGGTTTCGGTAAATGACCGTGGATCATTCGGCACACCATTCTTGTTGACCGTAATACCGTGTTTCTCAAGTTTATCCGCGACTTCTCGACCAGACAGAGTTTTGTTTCGTAGATCGAGCAGAACAATATGACTGTCGGTACCGTCGGTCATCACACGAATATCGTTGTTAAGAAAAGTGTCTGACATAAGTTTTGCATGGCGAATCACCGAATTCGTGTAGTCAGAAAACGTTGGATCGAGTGCTTCGACATAACACTGTGCCTTGGCCGCCACGATGTTCATCAGAGGCCCACCCTGAGTACCCGGAAAGACCGCCGAATTGATTCTCTTGGTATATGCATCGTCGTTCCAGAGAATCATGCCACCACGTGGGCCACGAAGAGTCTTATGTGTCGTCGAAGTGACTACGTCGGCATGAGGAATCGGTGAGTCATACGAACCGCCAGCGATCAGACCCGAGTAGTGCGCCATGTCCACGAGTAGATATGCATTAACCTCATCAGCGATAGAACGAAACGCCTGCCAGTCGATCTGACGTGGATACGCAGACGCTCCGGCGACAATCATCTTTGGACGATGAACTAAAGCAAGATCGCGCACCTGATTGTAGTTAAGGTAACCATCCTTATCAACACCATAGGAAATCGCATTATAGACTTTACCGGACATGTTGACCTTCGCACCATGAGACAGGTGTCCACCCGACGCGAGATCCATACCCAGAATTGTATCACCCGGTTTCAGAAACGCCTGATACACCGCAGTGTTCGCGTTCGCACCAGAGTGTGGTTGAACGTTTGCATAGTTACAACCATACAGTGTGGTTAATCGATCGATCGCATATTCCTCGATTCGATCCATGAACTCACAACCATTATAGTATCGTTTGCCCGGATACCCTTCGGCATACTTGTTCGTAAAAACCGATCCGCACAGTTTCATCACGTCTTCGGAGGCAAAGTTCTCGGATGCAATCAACTCAAACGTCGAGTCCTGTCGACGTGACTCATGATTGAGTATATCTTGAATATATTGATCCATAATCAAACCTTTCTAGTTAAAAATCTTATTGTATACCGATGGCAGTTGATCAAGAGTAACAAGTTTTGCATCGATTTCTTTGTAACCCAACCGTATAGATTTTTGTATTCTGTGATTGCCGTCAATAATCTTGTTAATCTTAGAACCAGACATAAGAACTATTGGTGGATAAGTCAGATCGGATTCTTTTATTCTTTGTTGATCATAAGAATTTATTAATCTTTCTTTAAGTTTTTCTGTACTGATCTTTTTTACGGGCATCAACCTTGTATCTGCAAGCAGTTGTTCCAAGGTAACTGTCGTCCCGTCTTCCACACTCCAGAATGTATATCCTATATCCTTCATAGGTTTTCTTTTAAGTACTTCTGTAGTTCGGTGAAACCACCAATATACTCATCACCGACAAAGATCTGAGGCAGTGTCTTTGCATTCGGTACCGCCTCGAACAGACTCTTTCGATGTTCTTCATTCAAACTGGTGTTTCTCTCCTCGAACTCAATATCCTTGAGCTCGAGAAGATTCTTTGCCATCTGACAATAAAAACACGCATCTTTTGACCATACGACTACGTTATCCATATTATGACTCACACGAAACGCAGTTAGTAATGTCCATTACGAGTTCTTGTGACGGGTTTGACGAACGCTGGTAATATAGCGTTTTTACGCCTAAAGTCCACGCCTCAATAATCAAGGCGTTGATATCCTTGGTTGGTGCACTTGGTGGAATCAACAGATTGAGTGACTGCGACTGGTCGATGTACTGTTGACGCGCCGCGGCTTGCTGAACGATAACGATCGGTGTGATCTCATCAAACGTCTTGAACACATCCTTCTCGGTCTCGCCGAGGAAATCGAGATGCTGAACCGATCCACCATTCTTCAAAATATCGAGCCAGGTCTCTTCGTCGTTGTGACCATAGGACTCAAGCACACGAGCAAGGTAAGGATTCTTGAACGTGAACTGACCCTTTGCCAGATCCTTGGTAAAGTAGTTGGATCGCAGTGGTTCGATCGACGGAGATACCTGACCAAGGATAAACGAGGATGATGTAGTCGGGGCAATCGCACAGCGTGTCAGATTACGAACACCGTATCCGATCAGACCGTTAGGTTCGCCGTAACGATCGGCCATCTCTTTGGACGCCTTGAGTGATTCGTCGTCGATGTGTTTAGAGATCTCAGACGCAAGGTTAATCGCATTGAACGACTCGAACGGAATCATCTTATACTGAAGATAAGTATGCCAT